AAACAACTTGGAGAAATAAAAGACACGCCACGCGAAACCTTAAAGAAGTTAGGATTTAATGATGTCCATGTTGTTGTGCGGCCACGAGACACAACGGCTGTTTTACAAGGTATTGGAGCGGTTAGAAATATTTTAAGCCGGTGCTATTTTGATGAAAAGAATTGCAAACAAGGATTATTTGCGCTAGAGTCATACCGTACTGATTATGATAATTTAAAAAAGAAGCTTGGAAATGCTCCAAAACACGACTGGTCAAGTCACGGAGCGGACGCGTTCAGAACTTTTGCTGTAGGATTCAGGCCCAAAATAGAAAGCAGATCAGTGGCGTCAGTACACCATAAAAATGCCGGGAGAATATTATAAAATGCTCTCACAAAAAGACCAAGAATTAATAACCGAAGCAAAAAAAAGACTGAATTATGAAATTGACAAAGATAATGGTAATAGGACGCATGCACGAGAAGACTTGAGGTTTTTGACTATCAGAGGCGCGCAATGGGATGATAAAGTTGCAAGGGAAAGAAAAATGTGGGGTTTAATTATGCTTGAAGTCAATGTATTGCCAAAGTATGTTGATCAGGTCACCGGCGAAATGAGAATGAATAAAAGCAAAATTGATATTATACCGGCCGATGATGATGCGGACATGGATCAAGCAAAACTACGAGCCGGGAAAATAAAAGAGATTGAATATAATAGTGCAGCCAAAAATATTTATGATGCGTGCGGAGATGGGATAACCGAGTGCGGTTATGCAGCAATGGAAGTGCTGGCAGAATATAGTGATAACAACCCATTTGAGCAGGAACTTAAAATAAAATTAATTGACGATCCAATTAATCGCGTTTATTTAGACAGCCGTTTCGACCCATACTTTTACGATAATGCGGAATATGGTTTTAAGCTAACGGCATACGACAAGGAACGTTTTGAAGAAGAATTCCCGGGCGCAGATTATGTTACTAGCCAAGGATCGGGTAATGATATAAACAAAAATTTGATTGTTGATGATGGCGTGGTTGTCGTTGAATATTTTTATAAAGAAAAAAAACCTAAAACCATGGTTTTGCTTAGTGATGATCGAATCATGGAAAAATCGGAAGCCGAAAAAGAAATCCAAAGATTAAAAGATCACCAAAAGATGGCTGTTGAACAAGGAATAAAATTAACCCAGCCTATAATTATCCCTGAAATTTTAAAAGAGCGGAAAGATGTCGAAGAGTGCCAAGTAAAATATATTAAATTTGTCTCCGATGATATTCTTGAGCGCAATGTTTGGCCGGGTACAATTATCCCGTTGGCAATTTTGCACGGCAAAGTGAGGATAATTGATGGCGAGCGTTATATTTGCGGATTGATCAGAAATGCTATTGATTCTCAGAAAATGCTTAACTATTGGCACACCACAGCGGTTGAGAGTATCGCGTTGGCCCCAAATTCGCCAGTTGTTATGACCGAGGAAATGGTTGCTGGTTATGAAGATAATTGGTCAACTGCGCACAAAAGAAACTACGCCTATTTGACATATAAACCAGACCCTGCACAACCTAATGGTCCATACCGGCTACAGCCATCAACACCATCTCCCGCGTTGTTCAACGAATTAGACCGAGCCGAAAACAATATCGAAAGCACCATCGGAATGCATAAAACGGATGTCGGACAAACCGGTCCGGAAGTAAGCGGAAACGCAATCGAAGCCAGGCAACTGCCTGGCCATGTATCTACGTTTGTATATCAAGATAATTTAGTAAAGGGAATTGAAAGAGTAGGTAAAATCTTGCTCGACGCTATGCCGCAAATATACGATAATGAGCGCACCACTCGCGTCTTGCGTGACGACGGAGAAGAAGATAACACATTGATTAATACAACCGTCGGAAACGCATTAAATGCTGTCCAAAACGATCCCAAAAAGTATTCCGGTTTAAACATGGACGATTTAAAAGACAAGGCAGAAAAAGAAGGGTATGACGCTGATTATAACAAAATGTCCAATGGTAAATATAGGGTAATCGTAACCACTGGCCCATCGTTTGAGACCAAACGCCAGGAAGAGGCCCAGAGATTAATTGAGATGACTCAAATATTAGCCACCACACCACCGGTTGATAAATATTTCGTCCTAAAGGCAGCATATGAAAGTTCAGGATTAGAAGCATATAAAAATTGGATGGAATCAATTAGAAAACAAATACCCTATGGCATTTTAACTCCGCGCCCTGGTGAAAAGCCGCCGCCGCCGCCACAGCCTGATCCTATCCAGCAGACCGAATTGCAAATAAAAATGCTGGATCGTGAAGTGCAGGTCCAGAAAACGAAGACAGAGGCCGAGCGCATGAAAACGGAACGCGTGAAACAATTAAAAGAGGCGCTCAAGATTCAGCAAGACGCAAAGGAAAGTGACGTTAAAATAAAAACAGAGATAGCCAGAACAATAAACGAAATCACATCCGGAATAAAGGATGCAAATAATGAAAAAGTTTAGATGTAAATGCGGTCACCTATTATACAAATGCAAAGAATATCCTGAAAAATTGGAGCTATATTGCCATGGATGCAAAGGAATTATCTTGACAGAGAACGGCGATGTGACTAATATAAAAACAAGAGAAGAAATTAAAAAAGAAAGACAAAAATAATTTTGGAGGTTGGAATCATGGGAGAACTAAAACAAGTTGGTGAAATTGATTATGCAACCAAAGATGGCGAAATTGTATCTTTCCAATGTGGCGACGGATCAAAGCCGGTCGGGGTTTGCCACCTTGACAAAAAAAATGGTTGTATTTTTGCATTAGTTGTCTTGGAGGAATACCAAGGTAAGGGATTGGGCGAAGCATTAGTAAAAAAAGCAGAAGATTATGCCAAACAAATTGGACTTAAAAGCATTTTTGCTCAGATCACAGAGAAAAACGAAAAATCGCAAAATTTGTTTTCGAAATGTGGTTATGAAAAAAATGGCGAAAGTGTCATTAATGATTATGGTTTGTCATTGGATAGTTACAGCAAAAATATTTAATAATTAATAAATTACAAAAGAGCTTCATTGAAGGCCAAAGTTTTCGAGTGGAATAAATTCCGCTTGTTACTTTGGCCTTCTTTTTTTAACCAACGGTAAAGGAGCCGAAAACATGCCAGGAGAGAACACGACTCAATCAAACGTGCCACCCGTAAATGCGGATTCGGAACCCGCAACAAATCAAGACACATCCGAGCAACCAGGGTCGGAACCTGGAAAGGAAGATCAAGAACCAGCACAACAGCAAGACCCGCAAAACACCGGCGAAGGATCAGGATCGGAACCTGGCGGTGATGATGATGTGCAAAACTATGATCAACCTAAAGCAATAAAGGAATTAATCGCCAACCGAAAAGCCAAGCAAGAAGCGCAGCGAAAAGTTGCGGAACTGCAAGCGCAGATTGATTTTTATAATCAATCTAGGCAATCAGCATCAAACCAACCGGTGCAACATCTTGGCGATGACGGCCAGGATCAAGCACCAAAGATCGAAAATTATGAAGATTACGACAAATATGAGCAAGAACGAATCCGATACGAAGCGCGAAAAATCGTCAAAGAAGAATGGAAGCAACAGCAAGAAGAAGCCAAGAAAACAAACGATGCCAAAACATATCAACAACGGATGCATGAGGCCACGCTTAAAAGCCCAGAGTTAAAGGAAAAATTGGAAAAAGCAAGGTCACAATGGACTCCCGACTTGATGCAGGCAATTAACAAAAACGGTGCAGCTTATGAAATCATGGTGAGTGAGAAAGCCCCTGAAATTGAAGGCTACTTTGCCGACAATCCCGGGGAAGCTTTTAAGCTCGCTCAAATGGATCAAAGGCAAGCCATTAAAGAAATTGCACGGATCGAGGCCAGGTTTGATAACAAACCGGCATCAACAAAACAAACACAAAAAACATCACAAGCGCCACCACCGATTAAGTCGGCTTCTGGAAATGCTTCATCGGTAAACAAAGACATTTCTAAAATGTCAATGGAAGAATATGCGGCATATAGAGATCGGCAAAGATTCGGTAAGTAGGCGCTAGAAAGGTTTTAAAAATGTCAAATACGCTTTTAACAATCAGTGACATTACCCGGGAGCTTGCTTATAACCTGGAAAATTCGCTAATGTTCGGAAAATCAGTTTATCGTGGTTATGATGACAAGTTTGCCCAAACTGGCGCCAAAATCGGGAATACTCTTAATTTGCGGATGCCTGCTAGGTTTTTGGCAAAAGACGGAGCTAACGCAAATAACCAGGACTATACCGAATCAAATGTTGCGTTGACATTGAGTAAGCGCAAGCATGTTAATTTTCAATTTACAACTGAAGATATGACCCTATCAATGGACGATTACTCCGAGCGTACTTTGAAGCCTGCTGCTATTGCTCTGGCCACGCAGATTGACCGAGACATTTCCACCGCAATGGCCAAAGCCGCTTATAGCATTGTAGGCACTCCTGGTACAACTCCCGGTGCGGCCAGTGGTAATGGGCTTGCTAATACTGCCGGGTTGGATGTTCTGGTTAATGCCGGTGCCATGCTGGATATGTATTCAGCTCCCCAGGATCGTTCTGACCGTTATGCTGTTTTTAATCCGTTTGGCATGGCTGGTGTTTCTAAGACTCTTGCCGGTATGTATAATGACCGCGGTTCAATTTCTCAAATCTATAAAGACGGCAGGATGCGTGACACGCATTTAGGTTTTGCCGTTGGTATGGATCAAAATATCATTTCCTTTACTTCCGGTACTAGGGCAAATGGTTCGATTGCCGGAGCCAATCAATCAGGAAGTTCTGCCAATATTACTGGTGCCGGTAATGCTGCAACGATCAATATTGGTGACCGCTTCACTATTGCCAATGTATTTACTGTTGATCCTGTTAGCCAGCAAAGCACTGGCCAGTTGCAACATTTCGTTGTAACGGCTAATGCTACAATGAACGCTAGCGGAGCAAACACAATTTCTTTTGCTCCTTCTATTAAAGCGGCTAATGCTAATGTTGCCGATGGCACGGTTGATTCATTGCCTGCCAATGGAGCTGCTTTGACGTGGCTTGGTAATGCAAGCACTGTTGGATTCAACAATTTAGCATATCACAAAAATGCAATTGTTCTTGGAACGGCTGATTTGGATATGCCTAACAGCATCCCGGCAGAAGCCAAATCGCGAATCACAAACAACGGTATCTCTCTGCGTGTGGTTCAATATTACAACGGTTCTAATGATATTGAAAACTGCCGCGTTGATGTTCTGTATGGTATCGCAATTAGACGTCCGGAACATATCGTTGTGATTGGTGGCTAATTAAAAAAAGCGCGACACCTGCGAAGTGGTGCGGCAGCCGGGAGAGTACCGGCACTAATTAGTGCCATGAGCACATTAAACTAAGGAGCACATGAAAAAGACTCTATATACCCTTTCCGTAAACGATTATGAGCCTGAAATAACCAAATTGACATTCCCGTTGCTTAAAAAGTATGCTGAAAAAGTTAATGCCGATTTTTATGTTATCAAAGACAGAAAATTTCCAAAATTCCCATGTCCTTATGAAAAATTTCAGGTTAGTCAATTAAGCAAAGAACGCGGGGATGAATGGTCTTATTTTTTTGATGCAGACGCGCTTATTCATCCGGATATGTGGGACCCGACATGTTTAGTAAGCAAAGCGGTTACTATTTCCAACGGGACGGATTTATCACCGATCAGGTTCAAACCGAATAAATATTTTAATCGTGATGGTCGTAATATCGGAAAGGGAAATTGGTGCATGATTGGCAGCGATTGGGTGGCCGAAGATTTGTGGCGTCCACATGAATGCAATGATCCGGAAGATATTGCAAAAGAAATTACCGTGACCCAGGCAGAGGCTTTTTTTGGTGTTGATAGTTTGCATTTGGTTGATGATTATAACGTGTCGCTTAACATTTCCCGTTATGGATTGCAGCATATTTTAATCGGAGAGATTAGAGCGGCAAAAGATAAAGCCATTAATGCCGGTACAAATCCCGGCTTGATGTGGCATATTTATCTAAATAACAGCAATGAAAAGCTGGTTGCCATGAAACGGACGTTGTTGATTTGGGCATATCAGGCAATGATCGGTCAATACTCCGGATTATCAATTCAGGAAAAATCAGAAATTGAAACAATTATTAATGATTTGCACACCTACGACGGCTCTCTTGATTGGAATAACATGGTCAGCATTTTGCCTTTTGGGAATAAAATTTCCAAAGTTATTAATTCATGGGGAATTGACATAAAATACATTCCAATGGAAAAACTAAATTACGATAGCCAGCAATTATTTTTAATTACGTTTGCCAACAAGCTTAATGACAAAACTGCCAGAGAAATTTTATTTAATTCTGCTCGCAGCATGCCCAAGGATGTGAAATTCAAGGATTATTTGGAAACTCTTCCGATGAAAGATGTTATTTATGCCAAGATTAAAGCTTGGGGCCTCGAATTATGAGACCTATTTTAGATATGGACAATATCCAGATCGAAATAACGAACGCTTGCCATAATTCTTGCAGCAATTGCACTCGGCTATGCGGCCACCATGCCAAGCCTTATTTTATGGGCCTGGATTATTTCAAAAAGGCGCTTGATACCGTGGTTAATTATCCAAAAATGACCGGTATTATGGGAGGCGAACCGTTACTTCACCCGCAATTCAAGGAGATTTGCGAATATGCAGCAAGCAAAATTGAGCCTGACCGGTTGGGATTGTGGACGTGTTTTCCAAAAGGTAGAGAACATTACCGGGAAGTTATTGCCAAAACTTTTGGGCACGTGTTTTTGAATGATCAATCACGTGATGATGTTTTGCACGGGCCTATTTTGGTAGGATCGGAAGAATTGGAAGAACTGCCAGAAAATGACAAATGGTATTTGATCGATAAATGTTGGCTACAAAATTCATGGTCAGCCTCGATTAATCCGCACGGAGCTTTTTTCTGTGAGGTGGCAGCGGCTTTATCTATGGTTTTGGATAGTGGAAAGCCTATTCAGGCCTGGGACGTTCAAAAAGAATGGTGGTTTAAAACTCCTAAGGATTTTAAGGAGCAGATGGAAAAGTATTGTTCGAAATGTGGTGTTGCCATGCCATTAAAGCGCCGGGAGAGTGTTGACGGGCGTGATGATATAAGCCCAAAATGGCTTGAAAGATTAAAAGACAGCTCACCAAAGATTAAAAAAGGAAAATATGTTGAAAGTAATTTGAAGCTTGAAAGAGATAACAGGCAAATGGCAACTTACAAGGATTTTGATTATCGCAATGAGATTGCTGCTCGTTATGGAATGTTTTTGACGATTAATCAGCGGGGTTATTGGTCCCCGCACTTAAAAAGCGACTGGAAAGCAGGTGACAAAAATGCCCAAGGGGAGCAAAGTTGAAAAAGTTTACAAAGCTATTTTGAGAGAAGGTAAAAGCAAAGCCAGTGCTGCCAAAATTGCACAATCGGTTACCAAGCAGTCGTTAAAGACTGGTAAAAAATTAAAATAGCCAAAAGAAAAACAAAATAACAGGAGGAATAAAAAATGAATTTTAGTGACGCTTTAGAAATAGTTAAAAATGGCGGTGAAATTCAAAGAACAGGTTGGAATGGAAAGGGATTACTTGTTAAGGCTCAATTTCCAGATGAAAATAGCAAAATGAATTTGCCTTATTTATACATAGAATATCCTAATGGTGATCGTTGCCCCTGGTTAGCCAGTCAGACTGATATTATGTCAAATGATTGGGAGTTTTTCAAATCAGGAAATAACGAGGATGTAAAATAATGGAGCAAGAATTTCCGAAAATGATTTACCATATACAACTGGGGCAAAAGGTTGTAAAAGATCAGCAAGAACAAGAACATTTTGAAAACTTTGGATGGATTGCTGATTACCAAGTATTTCAAAAAAAGAATACAAGGGACGAGTTAATTAAATATCACCTTGCGGAATTAGAAAGATTGAAAAAAGAAGAGGAAAGCTATATAATTAAAAATTACAAAGAAGATAAATCAGTTATCACAGGCGCAATTATAGAAGAAAAACCAGCAAACGAAGAACAGGAAACTGAACCATTACCGGAAACATCACAAGAGCCGATTAAACGCAGGGGACGGCCTAAGAAAGAGGCCTAAAAATGAGCATAACCACGGCTCGCGATATTATCAGATTTGCACTGAATGAAATCGGTGTAATCGCTTCCGGCGAAACACCATCGGCACAAGATGCTCAGGACAGTTTCGATAAGCTTAATTTGCTGGTGGATGAATGGGCCGGTGAAAATTTAATGCACTCTTCGTTTACGCAGGAGTCGTTTGCTTTATCGGCAAATACCTATAGTTATAATATAGGCTCAGGGCAAACATTTGACACCACGAAACCATTTTTTATAAAATCCGCTTTTATTCGTGACGCCAGCGGTGGAGATTATGATTTATCAGTAAAAAATAAAAATGATTACAATTCTATTTTTGACAAAGATTTACAATCGCGTCCAACTGAATTATTTTATGATCCCGTTGATACTCAACAAGCCAATCAATATGGAACAATTCTTTTATATCCCAACCCGGATGCAGCTTATACTTTATTTTTAACATCTCAGAAACCATTTACAGAATTTAGCAGCATTAATGCATCCGTGACATTTCCCCCTGGCTATAAAATAGCATTTATTGAAAATTTGGCAGTTAGCTTATGCACTATGTTTGGAAAAGATATACCGGTAGGATTAGCAGTAAGAGCCAAAAGTAGCAAAGACAATATCAAGATAATTAATTCTCGGAATCGTTCCAAAGATGTTTATTTGTCTATACCCGGAAATATTAATAATGGTTATATAGATATAAAAGAGGGCATTTATTAATGGCTAAACTATCGCTTATTGGTTCCGGTTATGAAGGCAGGTCCAAAAACATAAATGCCAGCCGATGTGTTAATTTATATCCAGAGGTAAATAGCCAGGATAGCAAAGCGGTTATTTCTCTAATCGGGACGCCAGGAACTTCTTTTTTCTCCAATGGGAACGATGTTATTCGAGGAATGCATGTTTTTAATGACAATATTTATATTGTTTCTGGTTCTGGTTTGTTTGCCGTTAATGGTTCCGGTACGGTTTCCGGCAAATTAGGGAGCGATTTACAAACCAGTGTCGGACGCGTTCAAATGGTAGATAATGGACTCGATCCTGGCGGTGATCAGCTTGTGATTGCCGACGGGACTAAAATTTATTGTTATAATGTGTCAACCGAAGCATTTGATGTTATTGACATACCGGCAAGTACCATCTGTTTTGTTGGTGGTTATTTTATTGCTGATGATACCGGCGGAAAATTTCGCGTTTCCGATTTATATGACGGTTCAACATGGGACTCTCTTAATTTCGGAACAGCCGAGGCCGAACCAGACACATTGGTAAGTGTTTACAATAATCATGGCGAATTATGGCTATTCGGTAAGTATACTACTGAAATTTGGTACCAAAAAGGGAGCGGAACGCCACCTTTTGCAAGAACGTCAGGTGGAGTTATTGATTTTGGTTGTGCGGCACCATTTTCTATTGCTAAAGGGAACAACACTATTTTTTGGTTAGGCAACAAACGCAATGGCTCAAGTGGACAATTTGCCGGTGTTTTTATGGCCGATGGTTATAATGCCAGGTTAATTTCTCCACCATCAATCAATTATATTCTTGATAATTACTCCATCAACAATGACGCCTTTGCTTATATCTATACCGACGAAGGGCATGAATTTTATGAATTAACTTTTCCAAGTGCTAATGCGACTTGGGTTTATGATATAACCACCGGGTTCTGGCATGAGCGAAGTACTTATAAAGATAATCCATATAATGTTGGCCGCCATCTATCAGATTCTTACTGTTATTTCAACGGTAAGCATTACGTTAGCGATTATCGCAATTCTAATATTTTGGAAATGTCGTCAGAATATTACAAAGATCAAAATGATCCAATCGTAAGTTTCAGGATTACTGATCATCTGTTTGATGGTGATGATTTAAAAAATGTTTTTATAAAAAGACTCCAAATTGATTTGGAAACAGGAATGCAAAATGAAAATTCTTCTGAATCAAGCCAGTCGTTTTATTCTCTTTCTCACCCAATAATTAAATTTATATCAACCGATAATTTTTTATATTGCTTATATAGTGCAACAACGCCCGGCATTATAAAAATAAATAAAACAACTTTATCCATAGACAATGATGTTTCTTTGGGTTTTACTCCTACACAATTACTTAAATTTGATGATGACAACATTGTTATTTTCAATAGCGACAGTTTGGCGGTTTATTCTATAAGTCAAGATTCTATAACCACAACATATACTTTACCATCCATTATTGATGGCATTGTAGCTTTTGGCTTTGTTTGGTTTTATACTAATAGCTATACGGAAAAGAAGGCTTATAAATTTGATATTTATGACGGATCGTATATAACAATAACTACATCGTCTAGTGTTAGCTCGTCTATTTTTCAAGATTTAAATTATATTTACATACTCAGCAGCGGTAAGATAGATAAGGTAAACCCTTCAACTGCGGCTATTTTGGATACTATCTCTCCAACGGTTTATAGCCTTAAGTTTTTTACTTTTTATGATAAATATTTTTATTATGTAACTGGTTCAAATTTTTATAGGCTTAATACTGAAACTTTTACTGTGGAAACGTTAGGTTCTACTAACGCTTATCACGGACCAATAATAAGAAACGGTAATTATTTATATGCCAGTGGTGATTTTCACGGTGTTCAAAACGGTCAAATTGTTGCCAGAATGGACTTAGTGAGCCTGGATATAACCGAGATAAATATAGGTGAAGGCATATCAGGCAAGGGCATAATCGACAACTTTCTTTTTGTTTTCGGATACGCGGGAACGTTAACTAAGGTTGATTTAGATGATTTTTCAATAATAAGAAAAGAAAAAGATAACTTAACACCAGTCTATAATGTCATTGTTGATAATAATATTGTTTATTGTAACGGAATACCCTATGGGATTAATATAATAAAATCACTTAATAAAGATAATTATATAAGCCTTTCATGGTCAGACGATGGCGGACATACTTGGGCTGATGAAAGAACAGCAAGTATGGGAAATGTTGGAGAATACAAAAAAAGGGTTATATGGAATAGATTAGGCATGCCAAGGGATAGAGCGTTCAGATTGACTTGTTCATCACCCATGAAAAAGGTTTTTATGGATATTTATGTAGATATTGAAAAAGGGAATAATTAAATGGAGCATGCGCCTTTAAATGAAAATATTTTATCAATTAAAGAAGGCAAAATAAATTCAACCGCTTGGCTCCAATGGTTCAATAGCTTGGTAACTGAGCCTGCGCTTGATCCACCGGGTAATACCACTCTTTTTTTACGTGGAGATAATACTTGGCAGATTCCTGGAGGGTTTGTACCAGGTGCCCATGCCAATAGTCACACTGCCAACGGAAGCGATCCGCTTACACTTTCTCAATCGCAAATCACTAATTTAATTTCAGACTTGGCAAATAAAGCTAGTTTGACAGACGCCCGTTTTGTTACCAATGGTAATAATCATGATCATAATGGCGGAGATGGCGGAACAATAGATCATATTAATCTATCAAATATTGGAACAAACACACACGACCAAATAGACACTCATATATCTAATTCAAATATTCATTATGATCATTCGGCACTTACAATAACCGGCTCTGGACTTTTATCCGGAAGCGGTGGTGATTTAACGGCAAATAGGACATTTACTTTAAATAACAGTGATATTGATCACAACTCACTTTTAAATTATGCAGCTAATGAGCATATCGATTGGACGAATGCAAACAGTAATTTTTATACTCTTGGCAATATGCAAGTTATAAATACCGCAACTCCATCTAATGCTATAGAGTCTGCGATCAATGCAATTTATACAACGGATTTTGCTACAGATCATGTCACAACTGGTGCATATGCCTATATAGAAAACACTGGCAATGCAGCAATGGGCGCTGGGCATGGCATAGCTCATTTGGGATTGGCAACAGACAATGCCAATGCTTGGCATAATCTTTACGGGCTAGAAGGAAGAGTAAACGGTAGAAGCACCCAAAGCGGTATAAATTATTATGGGGCACTTGGATTGGTTTCCTTCCAGGGAGCAAATTTTAATGGGTATGCATGGGGTATACAGGGAAGAGTTGAAATTTATGCTAATGATGGAGCGACACCATTATCACAAGGAATCGTATCATCTTTTTATTCTCCGGCCATTATTGGGGGGGCTATAAAGTATTCTTTCTTTGGAAAAGACCCACTAAGGATTGACAATTCTTTACTTGTTTATGATTCTGCGGGTGGCAATTATGGAGCAATTACCAAAGTTGCCAACAGTAGCTTGTTTATAACTTCTGATAATGGTCAAGTTAATTTTGATAATGAAGACATTGCCACAACCGGTAATTTATCAGCAAATACTATTTCAGCAAATGGACCTTTTACAATACAAAAATATAATCAGGGTTCAGAACCAACTATAAGCGCGGATGGATATATGGTATTATGGATTAATTCTAATGATGCCAATAGGGTTTATTTAATATTCAGACGTGGATCAGGAGATCAAGTAAAGGTGGAATTAACATGAATGAATTAGACAATCTTTTTAAAGAAAAAGGAATGATTATAACAAGATTAGAATACCTTCAGAATGAGTTGAAATCAGTAAACCAAAAAATATTTGAGGAAATAAACAAAAGAGAAAAAGAAAAAAAAGAAGAAATGAATAAAAATGATAAGGAGGGGTAAAATAACTGATATATACCCCGTTTCTTTATTGTGGTTGGAAATGGTATCAGAATCAGGAAATAATTTAAATCCCAATGTTGAATGGTGGCGATCACATGCATTGGAATTAATTAATAACCCTGTTTATAGATTATTTGTAGCCGAAGAAAAAGGTGAAATAGTAGGGTTTCTGGATTATTTTTTATTCCCGGAACCGGCCACCAGTAAAATACATTGCATTGGGCAACAGTTTTTTGTAAAATCACCATATAGGGATAAAGATGTTTCAGGGAAATTATATAAGACAGTTATAAAAGATGCCCAAAAAAATGGAGCCGAAGTTTTTGAACTTTTTTGTTTTGAAGATGATTTGCATTTTTGGAAAAAGCATGGCTATGAATTAAAAAGGTGTCTAGTTAGAAAATAAAAGAGCTTCTTGAAGGCCGTTTAGGGGTGTTGAATGTTCGATCCTTTAACGGCTGCGATTGGAGTAGGCGGTAGTTTATTAAATGGAATTTTGGGTTCTGCTGGTGCCGGTCAACAATCTGATGCGGCCTTAAATGCTGCCAAAATGCAATCAGATGCTTACAACAATGCATCTGCATTACAGAATCAGCAATATCAACAAACCAGACAAGATTTATCGCCATATATTCAATCAGGGCAAAATGCGCTTGGCGGTTTGGGTAGTGTTGGCCTTGGCAGTCAATTCGATATTTCTTCACAATATAATCCCTATCAACAGTATCAATCATCCCAGGGATTGCCACAATTTCAGAGCTTCGGTATTTCACCAGAAAGTTATTATAATCAAGCGACTACTCCGTTTTCATTCGATCCTCAAAGTGATCCTGGTTACCAATTCAGATTGCAGCAAGGACTAAATGCATTACAAGGCAGCGCTGCGGCCCAGGGTGGACTTTTCAGTGGTCAAACAGGTAAGGACATTACCGATTATGCCCAGGGAATGGCTTCACAAGAATTTCAAAATGCCTTCAATCGAGATTTAGCGCAAAAGCAAAATTTGAGTCAGGCTTATGGCCTTGGTTCTGGACAAAACTTAGCCCAACAGCAACAGGGATTTAATCAAGATTTGGCTGGTAGACAGTTTGGAAGCCAGGAATTTTATAATGCCATGAATGCCGACCAGCAAAACAGGATTAATGCCTATAACCGACTTTTGGGATTGGCTGGTTTGGGCCAAAGTGCCGCTGCTCAGTCGGGACAATTTGGGCAGAATGCAGCTTCACAGATAGGCAATTATGGTTTAGGCGGAGCACAGGCACTTGGCGCTGGTGGACAACAGGCCGCCGGTTATGGTTCGGGAGCATTGCAAAATTGGGGTAATCAATTAGGCGGTTTGGCTGGAACATATATGAAATATGATATGCTTAAAAATCTGTTGAAGAAGGGATGACATGGCCTACAAAACAATAGCTGATTTTTTTGATCCTGTCGGATTGGCTATGCAAGCCGCACAGATTAAAGCTGCCCAGCAACAGGAACAGCAAGCGCAAATGCAGGCACAACTGATGCAACAAAAAATAGCAGCGCAGCAACAGCAGCAACAGTTTTCTGCCAATCCGCAAATTATGACAACTATGCCTGGTACCCAAGCCACGCCTGATACGCAGGCATTAAATAAACAGCTTCAAAACGTAGCCACAATGGCACAAAAAGCAATTGCAACCGGCAATGGTCCGGCACTCAATAGAATAAATGCAAGTGTGCAAAGCAATCCTCAATTAAAGCAGCATATGCAAAATGCAGGTTTAGGGAATATTGAAATTGGTCAAGACCCCAAAACTAAAGATTGGTATCAAATACAAACTAAAAACTGGACGAGAAAAGAACTTGATGCTTTAGCCGAAAAATACCCGGGTGCCAAGGTTTTGGCTAGTTTGCCAGAAGGTGACTATTCAATTAATTTTGATCCGGTCAATAAAACGGTTAGGAGTTTTAGTAATAATCAAACGGGAAAAACACTGGGTGGAAAAAGTTTGATGGATGATACCAACCTGACGGATACTGATTTAATAAAATTCAAAAATTATGGTACACCAGAAGAACAAAAACAAGCGGAGAAAATTTTAGAAGATAAGCAAAAATATTCAACTGATGCTTATAATGAAAAATATAGCGGCGGGGCTACCGATGAAGACTATAAAACCGCCGCAGAAGTTTTATACACAACTGGAAAAATGTTGCCGCTCGGAAGAACTTCATTCGGGAGGATTCAAGTTTTAAAACAATTAAGACAATTAATGTCCGAAAAAGGAGTAAATGCTAGTGAAATGTTTTCGGAGCAAAGCGGTAGACAATCAGAAGCCAAGGCCTTACAGGATATAACTAAACGCGGCGCTTTAATTTCAACATTTACTAATCGGATTGAAGAAAATTCAAATATAGTTAAGGACATGGCAAAAAAATACAATCTTACCGACCAAAGGTGGTTGAATGTACCTATTAACAAATTAAGGGGAATAATGGGTTCGGGAGATTTACAATCATTTAAACTGGCAATTAAAAGTTTATCCAATGAAATAGCCAAGGTGGAAAGTGGCAGTATTGGTATTTCCGAGGTATCAGTAGATCAAGCAAAATATATGGAAAAAATTCATGATATTAATTTAAGTTATAACGATTT